GGATGAGGCTTACGCCCCACTCGATGAGAAGGGCCTGCGTCGCGTTCTTGAGATGGTCAAGGGAGCCTTGCAGGGAGTTCATCTGCATCTCCGCCATGATGGCGGCGTCCTTCGTGCCCGTGACGTTACGTTCAAGCTCGTCGAGCGAACGGCCCGCGTTCATCAGCGTGAGCAGAGCCGCCGCACCGCGCAGTCCGAAGTCTTGGAACGCGGCCCGTGCGTCCATGCCGGACTCGCGGAGGCGGTCCATAATTTCCCTGAGCGAGTGCATCCTCGGGTCGATGTCGTCGATAGTCATGCCGAGCGCGAAGATGCGTGCCTTGAGGCTCTCGCTCGGGTTGAGCAGAGCCGAGAGGACACGACGCAGACTCGTCCCTGCACGCGACCCGTCGAGGCCCGCGTTGTAGAGGATGCCGAGCGCGGCGGCGGTCTCCTCTATCTCCATGCCTGCGGCCTTCGCGGTCGGGCCGAGCATGGAGAGCGAAGCGTCCAGCTTCTCCATCTTGGCCAGCGTCTTGCCGATGGTCGCCGCAAACACGTTCGTCAGCCGCTCCGTCTGGTCGGTCTCGTAGCCGAAGGCATTGAGCGTAGACACGACCGTCTTGGTCGTCTCGGAGAGTCCGTACTGGGTCGCGGTCGAGAGCTGGATGATGCCGGGGAGGGTGTTCATAATCTGTGCGGTGCGCTGACCTGCCGAGGCCAGCTCGTACATGGCACCTGCGGCGTCGGTCGCGCCGACTCGCGTCGTGCGCCCCATCTCAAGGGCGAGCCCCCTGAGCTTCTTGAACTCGCCCTGCGTCACCCTCGCTACCGAGTTCATGTTCGCGAGGGACTGCTCGAACGCCGCCGCCTCCTTGACCGACTTCCCGAGGACGAGCGCGATTGCCGCACCGCCGACGGCGAAGCCCATCGACGCACGCTTCCATCCCGCGACGAACCGTTGCGTCCTCGCGTCCATCGTGTTCATCGAGGCCATGAACTGCTTGTTTGACAGCGTGACGATGGTACGAATCCGCATCGCCCGCCCGAGCCCGAACATAGCCATGTGCTACTCCTCCTCCTCGTCCTCGCTGTCGTCAGGGACAATCCCGAAGCCGAGCCAGTCGACGAACTCGTCGATGCGCCCGCTGAAGCCGAACGCGACGGTGACGGCGAGGTCGTGTGAGTCCCGGTCCTCCGTCTCTCTGGCGACCAAGTACATCTCTACTACGTCTCGACAGTCCCGAGACTCGAAGTCGGCTCCTCCGAGATGCCAGAATCGGCAGGTGGTTCCGACGAATCTTCGGGCGACTCGTCGTCCGTGGTCGGCGGGGTCTGTGGCTCCTCCATCGCGGGGGTCGCGGTATAGAGGAGCGTGAGGCATTCCCCCAAGTACTCTCTCACGCCTCCAACCTCCATCGCCTGCTTCACGATGGAGCTGGCGAGTTGCGGACCCAACCAGTCGATGCACCAGTCAAGCTCCTGATGAATGGCGTCCGACGCGAGCTGGTACATCAGATTCTCCTCGCCCATGATGCGGGCGACCTCCGCACTACCGGCGGACGAGAGCGTGTCTGCACGGTGCGCGATTGCCAGCTCCTCCACCTTCTCGTCCTCAAGTCCCGGGTTGGCCTCACCGATGGCGGTGATGAGTGCGTCCAACGGCTCCAGCGAGGTCGCGACCATGAGCGCAGACAGAGCCGCCGTGATGTGCTGTGCGAACAGACCCGTGGGTCTGATTTCCACGTCACCGACTTGCGGGACGTTCACTTTCGGATAGGACGTTGCCATCTCCGATAGCCTCCATGTCTGAGGCGGCGACCTCATCAACGATGATGTAGGTCCCGCCGTGCTTCTTCATGCGCGGCTCTCCGCCACGCCGTAGCTTCTTCCAGTACGCGCCGAGGACCGACGGCACCATCATCATCAGGAGCCGATGGTCGACGGCGTAGTGCGGCGGCATCCAGAGCTTGCCGTTGTGCCACATCCGGACCTTCTTCCGTGCCAGCACGAGCGAGCCACGGTAGGGCTTCACCGCGAACATCACGACCGGACGGAACACCGTGTGCGGTGCGTCCGCGTCGGGCACGCCTCCTACGGTCCGGATGAAGTGCCCTTGCACCGGAGGCCGATGTCGGTCCTCCAGCTCCTCGGGCATTTTCTCCTCCAGCTCGACCACCTTCACGTACGGGAACGCGAGGTCCAGCTCGGGGAGCGTGTGCAACAGGTCCACCTTCTTGCCCTTGAGGATGCCGCTCTTGTTCACAAGGGCCGCGATGATGTTCACGTCCGAGTGGCAGTAGCACCCGAACCTCTCCTCTTTGTAGCTCACGACTTCTGTCCTCCTCCGAGACCCCTAGCTGGCGGCGTCGGTGAGAGTTCCGAACTCTCCGAGCGTCGCGACCGCCGCCGAGCAGAGCGCGATGAGCTTCACCGCGTTGCTGTGTGCGGCTTTGCGTCCGATGCCCCAGTCTCCCGGCTCGCCTGCGATGACGTGATGCCACGCGATGGTCCGCTGGAACCCACCGGGAGTCGTACCGTACACGATGAAGTCATCATGTACCGTCGGCGTATCCTCGCCTCCGAAGTCGTGCGGCGAGGTCCCGGTCCCGTCCGTGCCGAACACGAACAGGTCGAGGTTCTTGATGGTGGGCTCGATGGTCGTGAACGCGATGGTGTAGCCCTCCGACACGAGGTAGGAGATGACCGCGCCCGGGACCTGCTCAGGCTGGACGAGCAGGTACTCAGGCGTCCGCGTGATGACCGCGCCCTCCTCCGTCGCACCGATGTCGTCCGCTCCGAAGAACACGGTCATCGGTCCGAAACAGAGATTGCTCAAGGTGATACTCACTTGCTACCTCCTCCCTTCTTGGCGGGCGGCTTGCTCGTCGACCCCTTCTTCCCGCCTGCGGACGGGGTCTCTTTCTCATCCTCGAAGCGCGGGACGGTCCCCCGCGCCTTCTTCTCCTTCTCCTTCTCTTTCTTCGCCTCCGCCCGATACTTCGCCTTGAGGCGTGCGGATGGCGACTGTCTCTTTGCCATGCTCCCTCCTAGACCAGTTCCCCACCGACGAAGGACCGCGTACCGATACGGTTGACCTTCGTATAGACCTTGTCCTTCCGGTAGCCTCCGCCGACGTCCTCCTGTACCCCCTCCAGCTCCATCCACTTGATAGCCCCGCCGAAGCTGTTGACCTTCAACGCGGCCCACACCGCCTCCGTCAGAGCCTCCAGACCGTCGTCACTCGTTGCCACAGCCGAGGGGTTCGACGTCGCGAGCTGGACCGTCGGGTAGATGGCGAGTTCCCGGTACGTCATGCCTGCGATGACGACCTCGTCCCCGCTCTTGCCGTCGCCCTGTTCCTCCAACGGGCTGTCTCCCAAACAGATGAACACGCCCGCTGTCGTGTTGAGCGGGATGGTGTCCCGCTGAGACTCGTAGCAGATAATACAGCCCTTGTCCGAATCCCACCCCGTGAACGCGGAGATGGTCCCGTCCGCGTCGAGGTCGTCCTTGATTGCCGCCGCTACCTCGCGCATCGTCGACACTTCGCTCACCGCCTCCCGGTAGAATGTCAGGTTGAACGAGACGAGCCCGGGCCACGTTCGGAACTGGCTCTCGTTCGTGAGCTCCGCTCCGACGAGGAGCTTGTCTCCCGCGTTCGCGGAGATTCCGGACATGTCCCCATAGATGTCCAGCTCCGTCCACCCGCTCCAGACGCCCCCCGTCCGCAGGTTGTAGAGGAGCGTGATGTCCATGATGTTCGCGGCGAGCGGGTCATGCGTGAAGTCGCGGAGGGCCGTCATCCGCTCGAAGCTGGAGAACATCAGAGGGAGCGTCCACTGTTGCCCCGCCGCGAGCTTGATAGTCCCCGACGCAGGGACCGCGAAGCCCGGGTTGCCGATGCCGCTATCTTCCGTGCCCGCTTTCCAGATGCGCGACGCGCCTCCGACGTAGATTCCGAACGTGCCCGTGTCCGTGCGGTCGAGGTAGAGCGACTTGGCGGTCTTGTAGAGCAGGCCCGCGTCGTTCCGGACCTCTACCCACAACACCGTCCCAACGCTACGGACCACAAGGAGCCGCCACTCGTCGGTCGGGAACACCTGCTCAAGGTTCGCACGGTCATCGAGATGCAGACCGCCGTCCTCTGCGTACACCTGCGTCGCCTGTGTCGTGGCGTCAATCCCCGCCAGCACGACCCGCATCTGGTCCTCGGTCAGCGTGTCGAGCCGGATACGGAACGTCGTGTCGTCGTCGGACTCCCAGTCCCCGAGCCGCCAGAGCCAGATGAAAAACTCGGCGTCGCCCACGTCGTAGGGAATGTCCGCGCTCATCATCTCCAGCTCGACGTCGTAGGGGAGCGTGACGTTCCCGTCCACATCGTAGTCGCCCGGGTCCGGCGTCCAGCCCCACGTCCTCGGGCCGAAGCCCGCCGTCGTGCGCGGGTCCGTCAGCGTGGCGACCGCGCCCTCCATGACCGCGTCCCCGTCGAGGTCCCAGTCCAGAAGGTCCAGCGCGAAGTTCTTGACCGCGAGCGTCGCCACCTACGCCCTCCCCATGTACTGTCCGACCACGCCCGCTCGTATCTGCGCGATGAGCGCACGCATGAGCTTCGCCCGGATTCTCGGGTTCAGCTCCTCGGGTAGCATCCGCCTCTGCGGGAGCGTCCCGTCCTTCGACTCCTCTTGATGTGCGGGCGCGTACGGGAGATGCGACCCCACGGCAACGGCGGGCGGGACCATCGAGTAGGCCCGCACGAACGACCCCCGCAGTCGGCCCCTGTCTTGGAGTATCTTGTAGGTCTGGCTCCACGACTTCCCCTTGTTCTTCCCGCCCGTGAATACGCCCCGACCGAAGGCGTGCCGCCCGAATGCGCCGACCTTCCGGCTTCCCTTCGTCCTCCCGGCCTTCGTCGACTCCGCGAGGTCCTTCCACGGAAGGCCCGTCTGCGGGTCGCGCTCCATCTTGAACGCTTGGTCGACCTCGGTCATCAGTATCTCGCCCGCCGCCATGAGAAACTCCTTCGGGGCCATGACGTTCTTCTTGAACTGCTTCATCACGGCGCGGTAGCGAACGAGGTCGGACTGGTCGATGATGAACGCGGTCTGTGCCATGCTAGTCTCCCGCCGGAATCTCACTGACGAACGGGTCTTTCCCCGGAGGGTCTCCGCCGCCGCCGCCTCCGCCGCCCACCGACGAGCCGAACGGATTGCTCATGAGGGTCGGCGTCGGAGAGGGAGGACGCGCTTCCGTCCAGCCCATGTAGACCACGCCCGTCGCCAGCTCCATTGTGCGCGTGTCAGTCGGGCGGAGCGTGCGCGTGCGGTCCAGACGGGTCAGGGCGAAATGCGGGTCCGTCCCGACCAGCCCGACCGTGTCCGTCGCCGCCGGAGGCCAGTCGGTCATGTCGAAGCCGAGCGAGTAAGCGAGCGAGTCAACCACCGTCGCGGACGTGAAGCCGATGGCGTCCGTCGAGTCGCAGTTGGCGAACACACAATGCAAGACCGAGACGTAGTCGTCGCAGTCCGCGCCGATGTTCCAGATGACTCCCTCGTCTTGGTCGATGGCCTCGTGCGCCTCGCAGTCGTAGAACGTGCAACCGACGATGCGGCACCGTCCGTCCGGCGAGTAGATGTTCGGACCGATGCCGCGGCCCCCGTTCCCGTCCACCTGCGCCCACACCGAATCGTACATGTGCATCAGGTCGATGTCCTTGAACTGATTGCCCGAGTCCTCGTGGTAAACGACCCGGGTGACCCTGTTCCGTATCCACTCCAGCTCCTCGACGTTGGTGATTTGCGTGAGGAAGTACTGGCCCCCGTCGAGCGAATCGAAAACGCAGTCGCGGATGGTGAGCGTCCCCGTGACGCCGTCTATCTTGAACACGCCGTTGTTGAAGGTGTTCGCGCAGTCGAAGTCCTTGACCCACAGGTTGTCGAAGGTCCAGTTCTCCACGGCGGTCAGGTAGACCGCCGCAGTCGCGTCCGCGAGCGCGGTCGCGTTGCGGAGACACATCCAGCGAAACGTGATGTCGTCCGCGCCCGAGTCTGTGATGAACGGAGTCGTGGTCGTGGTCATGTTGAACGCGACCTGTGTCGGTCGGCTAATCTCAGGGAAGCCACGGTAGACGATGTTGGCCGTCGAGAGCGTGACCGTCGCGCCCCGGGTGTAGTAGCCCGGGTAGTGGTAGACCGTGTCACCCGTCACGGCGGTCGTCGCCCACATCGTGCGGTAGTCGTCCTCGGGGAACTCGGACGTTCCGTTCTGGAGCGTGCGTCCCGCCGTGCGGACCCACTGGAAGCGTTCCTCGGTGATGTCCGTTGCTCCCGCGTAGCTCGTAGCGAAGTCGAGCGAGTCCGTCGAACTCTTGGTCGTGTGCTTGTCGGGCCACGAGTCCAGCGTCGTGACGTAGAGCGTGTTGATGGTATCGAGCTTCGCGTCCGTGTAGACGGTGTATGCCCGCTCCTGCCGCAGACTGCGGCGCGTCATGTCGATGAACCACGGATTCGAGATGGCGTACAGGCGATTGTCGCTCTGCGCCTCCGTCCAGTTCAGGTAGTCGTCGTCGTTCTTCGCAACGAGGTCGAACCAGAGCCGCGAGTCCGCACCGCCATACATCGTGATGTCCGTCGTGTACGTCGTGTCCGTCACGCCCTTCGCGAGGTTCTCGGCGGAGTAGATGGACCCGTTGAGCCAGACGCGGAGCGAGTCCACCGCGTGCGGCGAGTGAATCCCGATGGTGAGCGTCAGGACCTCGCCCGGGTCGCAGAGGAGCGTCGTCCCGAGGTCCTTGCCGTCGAGCTTCGCGTAGGTGATGAGCGGCCCGTTCGTGACGTAGGAGTGACCACGGGAGAGGGCGACGGGATACCACGAGGCGGGGAGACCTTCGGCCTTCATCACATAGGTCCGCCACGAGCCAGCCGCCGCCCTCCCGAGCCAACGGTTTAGCGAAGCGTTCGAGCCACCGACTGCGGGCAGGATGTCGCCCGTCGCCGCCATGACGTTCCGCCACGAGGCGTAGCTCCTCGCGTTCGGTGCGCCAGCGACACGGTCCGCCTCGTCCACGGGACAACCCATCAGAGGTTCGCACAGGAGGAACGCGTCCGGGTTTGTGAGAGTGGCATCGAATGGGCTGAACCACAGGTCGCGTGACACTCGTCGGGCTCCATTAGCCGTCGTGGTATCCGCAAGCCCCCGGACGCGATGACCTCCTGCAAGAATGGAGAAGCCTGATAGAGAGTCGACGCGGTCGTACCAGCGTTCCGCCATGAACCCCGGCGACCGCTGACCCATGTGGGCGGTCAGTGCGCCGTCGACGGTTGGCGAGGCCGAAGTTCTCATCGGCAACACATAACCCCACACTCCGTCTTGGACCTGCGACTGGAACCAGACCGCAAGCCCGTGCTTGTTCCAGAGCGTCGCGTCGTTGTCCCGTGCGTACGCGAACGTCTCGTCGTCCCATGTGGCGTCGAGGCAGTTCATCGCGTCGAGCCCCTCCGCCTCCATCACGGCGCGGACGTCCTCGCGGTCGATGTCGTAGGCGTCATAGTCCGCGTCCGTCAGATGGACCCACGGGTCGATACAGTGCCAGCCCGAGTCCGCCATATCCACGAACTGTTCCAGCGTGCATCGTACCGTGGTGTTCACGTCCTGCCAGTCGATGACGATGGTGTCCGGCAGAGCCTCCGGCCCCATGTAGAGCCGGACCCGGATGTTGTTGTCGACGGTGTCGGGAATCGAAACGAGGAACTCGCCCGTCTGTCCGATGTAGCAGTAGGGCCATACGTCCGCCGTGTCCGGGCGCGAGTAGATGCGCGACGGCCCGCTCGGTGAGCCCGCGTGGACGTAGCAGGTATCGGTCATGTAGGACCGCGACACGTTGACCCGCGCCGGATGCGCGACAGGGTCCCCGACCAACGGGTCCCAGTACGCGATGACTCTGAGAAGATGGCTCTGGCCATGCGCGGGCAACGCGATGGCAAGCAGGGCTATCAACAGGACACACGCCACCAGAAATCGTCTGTGACGAGAGCTGAAAAGTGGAGGGGTGAGCATAAGGGCCTGCCTCCGTTCGTTCGTTAGGGGCATCGTACGAAGGCCAGAATCGCCTTCAAATGCCCTAATGTGCCCCTATTCCGTGTGTCCGGCGAAAACCCACCGGATGTGACCCGCGTCTCCCTGCGACGTTACCTTGACCGAATCGACTCGGAACGGGAGCCGCATTCCCTCGCCGTCGTTGATAGCCATGACGTCCGCGACGGGCGCGAAGGTCGAGTCCCCGACGGTCGTGCATTGGATGTGAATGTCGAGCGAGTCCGCGTCAATCCAGAAGAACGAAGGCGTGAACCCCGGGTCGAGTACCACGTTCGCCGCCGCCCCGAGATGCTGATGCCCGAAGTCCCACATGTCGTAGCCTTCGTCGAACACGTCGTCTGCGCTCACCGCGAGACTCGCGGGGCAGAGGACGATGGCGATGACGAGGAACCAGATGGTCCGCTTCATGGTCGTCTCCTATACCCTCGCGTCTGCGAGGGCGTCTAGCAGGTCTGAGTCCACACCCCACGCCGAGACCTCGTCCTGTCCGAACACCGGAGTGTAGGCGTCGCGTGAGTGGTAGCCGGGGACCCGCGCCGAGCCGCCGAGAATGTTCGTCAGCCCCTCCGTCGCCCGCTCTATCCATGCGAGTGCCCGCTCGTACTGTGCGACGATAGCGTCGGTTGACCCTTCGAGGTCCGTGTGTTCCAGATGCGTGTAGAACCGCGCCATCGCCACCGCTATCTGCTGGACTTCACGGGGAGGCCCGGGCCATGTCAGCGTCGCTCCGCTCGGGAGCGACCCCGTCGAAAGGACCGCCAGCTCGTCGTCCGCCGCCATGTCGCCCGCCGCCGCGACCGCGACCGTCGTCCCCGAGATGCTCGCGACGGTCGTCTGTGTGGTCCCGAGCTTCTTGAGCGACGTGTCGTAGAAGCCGACCGTGTCGCCCACCGCGAGGAAACCCACATCTTCGAGCCCGATGGTCAGGTCGTTAGTGGCGACCCCTGTGATACGGAGCCACGGGTTGAACGGCACGCGGTAGACACACGCCAGTCCGGTGTCAATCTCGCCCATGACGCGCTCACGCATTTCCGCGAGCGCATCGAAGTCCGCGATGTCGGAGAGGTTGGGCCACGACCTCCTGAGCTGTCCGTCTGTACAATAGGCTGGCATGGGCCTCCCCTCCTCCTACGTTATCGTCCGCGTATCCTCGGGTGACATCTTCTCGGTGTACTCGTCGCCTCGCTTCACGACGGGGTCCAGCGGCGTCGCCTTGTCCTGCTTCCCGTGTCTCTTGTTCCACTCTGACGCGAAGTACAGCCGGAACAGGTCCTCCCGAATGATGAGGTTGTTCCGCTTCCAGTTGATGATGACCTCGGGCGGGAGCGACGCGAGCGCGTCAGCGGGCAACTCAGCCCCGGGTTGCCAAACGCCCATGCCGTGACAGAGAGCTTCCTCCTCCGGATGGACGTACCATCGCAACTTCCTCAGCTTCTTCTTCCCCACGGTTGTCCTCCTTCGGTGCGGTGCGGAGCCGACTCGGTGCGCGGAGGACACTACGCCCTCATCGACTCCGCCCGCTGGTGCGACCCCTGTCGGACGGGCCGCTAGATGACGTTGTCCAGCTCCCATGCGTACAGACCGTTCACGGTCTTGATGGCAGACTGGTACTCCGTCTGGACGAATGTCCCACCGCCGAGTCCCTTAGACGGGTCGAACCACTTGCGGGTCCGGGTTGCCGTCGACGTCAGCTCGTACATGAGCGACGCATCCTCAAGGGACGGGCTCGGGTTCACGTAGAGCAGGTAGACCGAGTCCGCCGTCCAGATGCCCGCCAACGCCGGAATGGTCGCACCGTCGTACGTGGCCTGCGTGATGTCCGCCGAGCTGGCCGAACACTGTGGCACGAGCACCTTCATCCCCATGAGGTTCGGAGGAAGTGAGTCGAAGGTGGCCCTTGTGTCCGTGACGTACTGCCACGCGCCCTTGTACTCCGCGCACGCGATGATGTCGTCTACGACTCCCGAAGGGATGACGATGGTGTTCGGGAACCGTCCTGTCGCCCCACGGAACGCCTCTTTGCCCGCCGCGATGTTCGTCAGCGGCATCCCGGTAGCCGCAGTTGCCCATGCGTTACCGATGGCGGTCGTGTTCGAGCTGGCGGTGATTGCCGCGACCACCGCCGCCACTATGCGAATCTCCTTGTTCATCAGGAGCGTCCGCATAATCTTCTCTGTCGAAGTGACCAGAGGCCGGACCGCCGAGTCGCTGTTCTGCTGTGCCCTCTTGGACACAAACGCCTTCAACGCTCGTGCGACCGTGGTGTAGCTGGCCGTCGACACATGCCAGTCAATCTCCGAGGCCTCGCTCCGGTCCCCGATGGTGTCGTTGATGGGCTGGAGCTCCTCGGCTCCGAACACGAAATACTTGTCGCTCTCGAACTTCACGGGCACGGCAGGGCAGACCTCCGCGCCGATGAAGCCGGAAGCGAGTCCGGGGTACTGACTGGCGATGTTGCTGAGTGCCGCGTCGACGTGTATCTCACGCGGGTTCGCCATTAGAACCTCCTCACGATGGAACTACGATGTCACAACAGGAGGCTCTCAGCGTCCGTGAATCACGGAACAGCTCCGGCAAGGCCGGGAGGCGTCGAGCTTCCGACGCGGTCTATGTGACCGCGACGTAGTAGGGGACGTTCAGATTCAACAGAATGAAGCCGACGTCCCCGTCGGTGTCCGGGTCATTGAGACAGACACCGTGGGTCATGTAGAGCGTCTGCGAGACGGCGGCACACGGCTTCATACGACCGACCGCATCGTCGAAGCAGAGGAACGTGCCGTACGCGCCCGAGCAGTCCGCGCCTGCGACGAACTTCGCCACACCGTGAACCTGACACTCGATTCGCAGAGTGCCAGCCGTGGCCTCTGCCGCCGTGCCAGATTCCTGAGCGATGCCCGCGCACATGCCGCTGGTCGCGGTCGAAACCTTCGTGACCTGACCTACGTTGCTCGTGTCGAAGTCGACGCCCTGAAAGATGACGACGGGTCCGGCACTGACGTAGTAGGCGATGGTCTCGACGTAGGCAACGCCGGGAACTTCCGCACTTGTGTAGGCCATAGATGTCACCTCCTCGGTGGCCTGTTGGTTGTCCGTGTCGTACTACGAGGGACGTGACGCTACTCCTCGACCTCTGCACCCTTCGAGAGTTCAAGGACAGCCTGACGGAACGCGGTCGCGGGGTCGAGCGTCTCGCCCGAAGCCTTAGCCTCGGCCTGCAACTCAGTCGCCCGCTCCTTCGCCTTCTCGGTCAGCTCGACGTGAACCACGTCAGAGTCATCGCCCTTCTTGGTCTCAGGCTCACCCTCTCTCGGGTCCTCGTGGTTCTCCGGACCCTCCTCATCCATCTTCACTACCTCGGGCATCAGCTCGACGCTGGCCTCGAAGATGGCGAGCGGGGCGAACTTGGTCTTGACCTTGTCGTCGCCCTCGCCGGACTCGAACTCTGCCGAGCCTGTGCGGGCGAGCGACATCCACGTCTGCATGTACTTCTCGCGGTCCTTAGGCTGGACACGCTTCTTGTTCTTCTCGAAGAACGCCAGAGCGCGTGTCCGGAGTGCAGACTCGCGCTCCTTCTCCAGCTCCACCTTCGAGGCGTCCCGTTCGGTCTCCGCCGTCTCCTTCGCGGCGGTCGCCTCCTCTGCCTGACGAGCGAGGTCGAGCTTCGACTTCAGCTCCTCCTCGTCCTTCAAGCCGTAGGCTTCCAGCTCTACGGTCTTGCCCATGCTACCTCCTTCCGCCACGGGCGGAGTTTCCTGCGATGGGCCCGCCTCGAACACCCCTTCGTAGGTGAACTTGGGGCGGGTCCGATTGAACGCCTCCAGCGTCGCGCCGTACATCACGGCTATCTGCTCCGCCGGAGTCGCGTCGTTGCTCTTGAGCCCCAACATCGCCGGGACCCTCACACCTAGCAGAGCGAGATGGTCGAACGCCTCGCCTGCCTTGTAGCCGTTCACGTTGAGGTCGAACAGAAGCCCGGGCGAGATTCGCGGGAGCCCGCCCTTCCTCATCAGCTCCGCGATGACCACGGGGACCTTCTCCAGAGTGGCAAGGAGCTTGTCGCCCACGCGCCGGACGTCCTTCATCCATCCGAGCGCGACCAGACCGAGCGGCGACGGCTCGTCGAAGGCGTGAGTGCCGAACCTGAGTGGCACTCGCCACCCGAGTTTGCTAAGGCCAGCGAAGTGCGTCACGAGCCTGTCGAGGACCGTCGTGGTCGCCTCCCATTCGGTCCCGTGCATGTCGACGTGGACGCCGACCTCCGCTACCTCCACGTCCTCCAGCGTCTCCGTCTGGAATCTCTTGCTCTCGGGCGGGTCCTCGTCCACTTCCTCGAACAGACCAGCCTCGACCAACAGCTCCTTGATGGACTCTATCGTCAGCTCTGCCATGCGATTCTCCTTGTCGGAGACAGGGGTCAGCGGTTCCTCGGGATGTGGTCACCATTCGGGCCGGAGCCCGTATTGTGTCCTGAGCCTGATAGGGCGGTTCCCGGTCGCGCCGACCCCTGACTCGCTACCATGTTCAGGGCCCGGGTCACTGGGTACTCGTGTCGGGCCACGCGCCGTGCTGGCCGAAGCGTGTGGCTTCTCTTGTCGTGACAGGTCTGACAGATGTAGATGGCGGGATACAGGACCATGTCGGTCTCCGCATGGGTGACGGGGGGAATCCAGCGCGGCGAGGTCGTCCAATCGCCGCACAGCTCACAGCAGAACTCGTAGCTCCCGTCGTTGCCGAGGCGAACCCGCGTGATGGGGATGCGTGTTCGCTTCGCTCTCTTACGCCCGTGTGCCATGTCTCAGACGTCCTTGTCAAGCCTTATCCTGCCAATCCTCCGTCCACAGTCCTCCCGCGAAGTCGAGCGCGGTCCCGTCTCTCGTCCCCCGGACGGTCCCGAGCCGCAACACGACGTAGGCCAACCAGACCACCGAGGCCACGAAACAGAGCCCGGGCCACGGGAGCAGGAGAACCAGATACACCGGATACGCCGGACGCTTGTGGAGCGCGGTGTGTTGACGATGCCGCCCGAACTGCACCGCACGCGCCAGCCGCCAGAGCTTGCGCCACGGCTCATGCCCGAAGCCAAAAGCGTCCGCCGTGAATCGCAGGACGAGCAGGCCCGAGATGAAACCCGTCGCCTCTAACATCCCGACCGGATGGAACGCCCATACCGCAGGCAGGAACAGGAGCGGGATGACCCGGATGTCGACCGCGAGCCCGAACAGGAACCACGCCCACACACCGTTCGGGACCACGTACGCGGCGGCAACGAGCAGGATGCCGATGCCGTGCGCTGTGCCCAGTTGCCCGTTCTCGTCCATCGACCAGAGGAACAGGGCGAAGAACGGCGCGAACCAGAGGCCGAGCCCGTCGCGTGGGCAGAGCAACCAGAACGCGGCGACGAGCGGCAGGTGTGACCCGAGCATCGTCCAGACCATCAGGGCGGCGAGACGGCTCCCATCCCACAGGCGTTGCAGAGGCCAGAACAGGAGCAGGAGCGAGCGCGGTCCGATGTAGGCCCAACGTGTGCCGGGGACCGACTGCTTCGGGCCGAACCACGGCGCGTTCAGGTTGTTCCGTGCCGCGAGAGCCTCGAAGTGCAGAGGCGCGTCCATGCCGTACTGGAGCTGGCGGTTGCTCCATCGCCAGAGGCTCAACCAGCCGAGGAACAGAAGCACCGCCGTCAGCATCTCTCTCATGCGGCCTCCCGTTCCGTGAACACCAACGCGACCCGTCCGCTCGGTGTCGAGTGGTCCGTCATGCGGAAGCCCCACGACTCGACCTCGCGCCAGTCCACCACGACCACGTTGTGACCGGGGTCCGCTCGGAAGTGACGCGAGCGCGTGGACGGGTAGGTGATGACGAAGTTCCGGCACACCCGCGCTATCTCCATGACCGTCTGCATCTGACGCTCCGGCGGGATGTGTTCGATGACCTCGGTACACCAGCCCCATGACACACCCTTGTCCGTGAACGGCAGACAGTGGTGACCGAGCGACGCGTCCGCAACGATGTCGATGTGGACGCCGCCTCTCACGTCGAGCGCGATGTAGTGAGCGCACCGCCGCTGGAGATGCTCGGCCCACGGCGTTGACAGGCCCGCGCCGATGTCGAGGATGACGTTCGTCCCCGGGGGCGGGAGCAGGTGTCGATACGCTTCGACCACGGCCTCCATGTTCGTGTGTTCCTCGGGACGGAGCATGTGCCCCCCTAGTTCACCGCTTCCGTCGCGGGCGGCATCCCCACCATCGCCTCACGCGCCGAGAGCTTGACCTCCTCGTGCTTCAATGCATCGAGCGGACGACCGCACGTCGGGCAGAGCTGGACGTAGCCTGCCTCCTCCAGCACTTCGGGCGGAGGCGAAGGTCCGCCGCACCGCGCACACCGCCAGATGGTCCGCGTGCCCGTGACCGCCTCTGTCAGATAGTCCTTCACTTCGCCACAATCTCCTTCAAGTCGAGGATGATGCCGAGCGCGAGGATGAACGTCCAGATGATAAGACCACCGACCACGAACCCGCCGACTATCGCGCCTCTGCGACTCATGCGGTCCTCCTACTCGATGACCCCGGACGTCCAGCCCGGGTCGCGTTGCCCGACCGCGTCGAGGAGCGTCTCCCGTGACGCGAGCTGGTACTTCATGCCCCGCACGACAGGCGTGACCATCGACCGGCATTGGTGGTGAGCCGGAGGCGGCTCGACCTCGCCTGCCCGGAACACAACGCCGTCCATCATGTCACAGTAGTCCGACGTCCGCGAGTCGATGATGCTGGACCACTGATAGGCCTCGACCCAGTCACCAGCCTTCTTCATCTGCGAGATGCGTCCGGCGTTGTAGCCGCGCATGGACGCGTTCCGGACGATGATGCGCGTGTGCCATGGCGACGCGGTCGTGAACTTGCCGCCCGCGACCGCCTTCTGTGTCAGCTCGCCCGCGCCGACCCACTCCTTGAACAGCTCGTTGATGTTGGACTCGACCATCGCCCAGTTCCCGGTCTCGAAGCCCTTGCCGATGACGCCCTTGATACCCCGGAGCAGTTCACCGTGGTCCTCAAGGTAGAGCCCCGACACCCATGCGGCCTGCGCCTTGTAGGTCGACGCGAGACTCGCGCTCATGGGGACGAGGTTCTCCCAGTAGGCGAGCGCGTCCGTGGGGTCGAACACCAGAGACTCCGCAACACCGAACTGGAGAGGCTGTGGTCCTGCGTCGTGCCGGGAGAACTCGGCCTTGCCCTTCGACGCCTTGAGAATCTCCTTCCGTGCGTCGGTTGCGCCGTTGATGTAGGACGACACCATCGCGGTGTGCAGGCCGTCACGGAACTTGCGCTTGGCGTCACCCTTCAAGCCGCCGAACTCCCACAGGGCTTTCTCGGTCCCCGTACCGTCCAGCAGGCCCTCGCGGCGGAGCTGTTTCAACAGGACGTTCCTCAGACGCATCATGCCGCCGATGATGTACTCGACGCCCGCGTCCTCGATGCGGTCCAGCCGCTTCCGGACCTTCTTCGGCTTGAGCCCGACGAGCCCCTCCAGCTCCGTCAGGCCACGCGACCGGGAGCCGTGGAGCCCGCGTTCGATGCGACTCCACGTCTCCCGTCGTGTCACGCGTGCCAACTCAGCACCGCGTTGAACGATGATGGTCTCGCCGTTGTCCTGCCACGTCTCCGCTTCGACCTTGACCTTCTCCTTGCCGCCCGGAGTATCGGAGGTCTTGGCTTTGCCGCCGCCACCCTTCTTGCCTCCGGAGGGCGGGCCTTCGTCCTCGTCCTCATCGTCCCCGGACTCCTTGAAGGCGTCTGCCATCTGCTTCGCCCGTTCCTCCGCCGCCGCCTGCCGCTCGTCCCATTCCCTCTCTGAGACCTCTGCGAATCCGAGGAGCTGACGGACATGGTTCTCGTCCTCGCGGGCGACCTCCAGAATGGTCTTGCCCGACACCGCCGAGATGAACGCCGTCACGATAGCGATGGCGTCGTCCGGGTCCTTCTCCTTCCGCTTGAAAACGGGGTACTGCTCCTCAACGTCGTAGTTGTAGTCCACCAGCGGCCTAACTATCTGCTCGTTGATGACCGTGGTCTCCTCGGTGTCCATGTCGCCCGTCACCCAGTCGAACAGCCGCTCATGGACCGTGGCCTTCGCCATCGAGCCGACCTTCGTGTCCGCCGCGATGCCGAGCTGTGACGGCACGAGGAGCCCTCGCAGGATGCCAGCGGAACAGAAGTTGTCGAACCGCTCAAACTCCAGATGCGACGAGCCCGACTTCTCCATGAACTCCAGCGTAACGTCATCCGGCTTCGCCATCGAGGACGCCGACGTGAGCTTCGCGACCATCGTCTCGTACGCCTCGACCTCCGCAGGGAGGATGCCTCGCGGGTAGCTCATCACCGGGACGCCCGCCGCTACCTTCTCGATGAAAATGGCACGCATGGGGAACGCGAGCTGACGCGCCCGGTAGTAACGGTACACACACCGGAGCGCAGACCGCCCGTAAGGTGAACCGAACGCGTCACCCGCGTCATGCGCGTAGTGGACCCACTTGTTCCGGACAGCGGGGTCCTGCCAGTCCCACTTGTCCGTCGTGCCCATCTCGTCGTCGTAGGTCAACTGCTCGATGTTACCGAACGGGTCGAGCTTGAACCCGTAGTGGTATGGCGGCTTCGTCTTGATGCTCTTGAGGCCCCACTTCCCGCCGAACTCGCCTTCGAGTATCTCGCCCCACACGTTCTCGGACATCGAGAAGCCCGCCCATCGTCCGGACAGGATGCCAAGCTCCACGGCCTTGAACGGTCCGTCAAGCCCCGCCAGTTGCTTCTCAACGAACACCGCGACCTCCTGTGCCGCGCCTTCCTCGACGTCGAAAGGCTCGACATCATGGCCTCCGCCCACGACCGCGAGCGCGAGGAGCCGTATGCCCGCCGCGATGGACTCGTCCTTCGTCAGCATGTCCGAGTAGACCGTCAGACCCTTCGTCTTGACGAGGTCGTCCGGGTTCTCGTCCCTGAACCAGTTGGCGAACACGGACGCGCCCACCTTGCCGACCTCACCGCGTGGCGGCGTGCCTCCCTCCGGAGCCTTCACTCCGTAGAACGTCCGCGACCCCCTGTCGTAGCCGACGACGTATTGTCCTACCCTCATGGGCATCTGTTACGCTCCCCCTGTCCTCACAAGAGACGTTCCTGTCCTGCCAGTTCCAGAGCCTCGCGCTTCCGGGTCACTATGCCTGCCCGTCGATGCGGGGCGTCGTAGCCGTTGTGACACTTCTGGCAGAGTGCGCGGAGGTTCGACCTCGTACAGTTCTCGGGCGTGTGGTCGAGATGGGCGACCGTAAGCACGACCGTCGCCCCCGTCTCCGGATGCGGCTTCCCGTTCATCGCTCCACACCACTCGCACCTGTCCCCCGCGAGCCGACGGACCTTCTTGCTAATCGCGTCCCAGTTCGTCGGGTAGCGGCTCCTTTCTTCGGGTCGTATCGGCATCAGCTCTAGCCCTCTGCGGCGGTGATGAACCTGCTACCTGTTCTTGTGCTTGTCGACGTTCCCCTCTCCGAACGACACGTCCACGACCGTCGCCATGATACAGAGTGCGCTCTCGCCCGTGTCGATGTCGTACCGCCAGCTTGGTCCGATGTTCAGTCCGATATGCTCCGCCAAAGGGACGTCGACCCCCATGTCCGCGAGGCTCCCGAGGAAGTAGGTCGCCGCAACATGGAACGCAACCGGCCCCTTCGCTTCCGTCTCCTCGTCGATGTCGAACTCTGCCCCGACCACGGCCCGGACATCCTTCCAGCCGATGACCGGAGCCGAGACGAAGGGTTGCCACTCCTCGGTCTCGAAGTTCCAGAGCGTGCCGACCTGCATCTCCGTCATGCCGAACCAGTCGTCCGGCGTGTCCGTATCCTCCGCCTGACACACCGCGACCGACATCGCCGCGATGAGCAGGGCCAGCATCAGAACTCTCATCCTGACCTCCTCACAGTAGGTCCTTCTCTGCGTCCATCACCGCCGCCATCTTCGTCTCCTGCACCTTCACCATCTTCGACGCATGTCCGACGAGCCCCCGGAGCCGAAAGAGCGCGAACCAGAACGCCATGACAAGGTCCGTCGTCGCCGCCGGGAACCATCGAAGCTCCCGGAGGAACGCGCACATCGGGCACTCGCAGGACGTGTTCATCCCGTCGTGCCCGCCCTTCGTCGGCAGTACGATGAGCCTCTGGTCGAACGGAGGCCCGAGACTCGGGAGCCCGATGTAGGGGTCGGACTTCTGCTTCCCGGTCGTGAACTCCTCCACGTTGAGCCAGTCGTCCTCCTGTCTCACTTGGTCGACGAGTGCCTGCTGGTAGGCGTTGTTCTCCACCATGTGGACCGTCGGGCTCCACAGCTTGTCGATGCGCTTGATGGTGTCGACCTGCTGGCGGAACGGGACACGCTTGCGTATCATGTCGAGGACCACCACGCGCCTGTCACCGCCCATGCCGAGGACGACCGCCGCGAAGTATGACGCCTGCTCAGTCTTGCCGATGGCGAGGTCGTAGCCTGCGACCCGGAGGCTCGTGTTGAACGGGGACTCGCCCATCGCGAGCGTCGGGTCCATGCACGCCTTGACGGACTCCCAGTTCACGATGCTCTCCTCCTCCCCGAGGGGCCAGTTGTTGAAGCCCCTGTTGAACTCGCGGTCGCCAATCTCCAGCCGCCGCTTCTCCAGTGCGGGCAGGTCCCACTTACCGGGCCAGAGTTCCCGCATCTTCGCTCCCGGCTCCTTCTGTATCCTCCAGACCTGCCACTTCCACACCGGGTTGCGCTGGAGTCCGGCGTTGGCGTCCAGTTCGTGCCACGCCGTGCCTATCGCTATCTTGCGGGTGTGCGGCTCTCCGAGCTGTACGATGTCAGCGTCAATGGCGGAGGCTATCTTCGTCCTTGTCGTCGGCTCCAGCACGCTGTTCCGGAAGTCACAGACGTCGTCGAGGATGATGAGGTCGGCACGTCCGCCCGTGGCAGAGCTGAGGATGGCACGGCCCTCGAAGCTCGCGTCCTTCTGCCCGTCCTTCCGTTTCAGGTAGAGCCTGTGCTTCGACCACTCGCTGTCCGGGTCAGGGACCATCGAGGGGAACACGGCGCGGATGCGGGGATTCCGCCTGATGTCGTTCCTGACCAGCATCACCGTCTCCATCGCCTTGTCGTCGATGTTCTGGAACAGCTTGATGCGGATGTCGGGCCACCACGCGAAGCGGGGCATGGTCGACCGTCCAAGCTCCCACACGACACGGGCGCGGGCGATGCGTGACGTCTTGGCGTGGTCCCTCGGCGCGAGGATGCCGGGATTCAGGCCCGCCGCCCATGAGTCGTCTATGTGCTTGTCCCACGCGAGATGCAGGGGGACCGCGTCGGCGGTCCAGCCGTAGACGTACTCGCAGAAGAAGTCGAAGTTCCGTCGGGCCCACTCCCGCCTCGCAAGCTCAATTGAGGCGCGGACTGGTCCCATCTTCTGGTGTGTCGATGAGCTTCCGTAGTTCTCCATCGGATTTCCCTGCCATCTCGTCGTCGCTCAGGTCACCTTCAGGCTGGAGCAGGTGGCGAATGGTCGACGGCTCTGCGAGCCCGAGCAACTGTATCCGCTTCGCCTCGACGTTGAGCGCGACCGCGTACAGCTCGTCGGCCATGCACCGGACGAATATGTTGTTCAGGCGGACGAGCGAACGGCCCAACTCGCGGTCGTGCCGGAACTCGGCCTGCTTCGCCATCAGCTCGAACGCATCCCTGATGTAATTGTCGGCACACCGCTCCCCCACCTGGAAGGAATCAGCACAGTATTGCACGATGTCACGACGTCTACCGCCTGCCGCGAGTAGCTCCATGACGGTCCCGACGCGTGCCAATCGCTCTGCTTTGGTAGGCTTGTGAGACATCTTCTACCATCCTCATACGCGAGCGTACGTGTGTCTCTGACCCGAGGACCCTAGTGTCCGAGTAGTACGGTGAGTCGTGGTCCCCGTTCGTGGCTTGGCGGTATGCGTACGGCCCGAGTCCCGTGCGTCCCTTTTGAGGGTGCCTTTCCTCGGGGGGCTGATAGATGATAAGGGGTGCCCGTCGTTCGCCGTGTACACATGGAATGCAGAGGCCGTCCCGTAGATAGTCGCGGTAGAACGTACACAGCTCGCAGAGGATAGCGAGAGGGTCGGCTGTCGTTCGTTCCGTGGCGGGCACCTGCTGTCCTGTGGCGGCATGTTACACCCGAGTGTGAGAGCGGAAATGAGTTCTGCGATTTACCGGAAACGTGCGAAAACGCTCTCGATTGAGCGTCTAATCGTGAATAGCCCCTCCGACGTCCTTCTCCCCTAAACAGGTGTGCGCTTCACCAAGTTGGAGCGGGGTGCAGGAATCGAACCTACCCCTCCGAGTGGTTGCTCGGTGCGTCACCATTGACGCCTACCCCGCTCTCCTCCTCGATTCGGTCAATCAGGACCATGAGCGCGGTGGTCGTGTTCTTGACCTTGTAGTCGGCCTTCGCGTCTACGACCGCCCGCCAGAAGGCGTCGAACTTCTCGATGGGCGCGAGGTAGACGTCGCTCATCACCGCTTCCTGCCGGAGCCTGTCGAGCAGGCTGTCGAACAGGAGCTTCTCGGTGTGCGTAAAGAACAGCGTCACCGCCTCGACCCGGAGCTTGCCGCCGGTGATGGCGCGGAAGTCGATTTTCTCCAGCTCTGCCATCTGCTCGCTGTCCAGCCCTGAGTAGAGGCGTTGCTCAAGCGTGTCGAGCTTCGCCCATAGCCCGACGAGAATCTGCGGGTCGTCCTCACCGACGAGCGCGTTGTGGCTCAGTTGCTTCTTGAGCCTCTCACCTTCGTTGAGACCGCTCTCGCCCACGAGGACCAGAATGTGCTTCAGACCCGCATCTCTGGCGGCTATCACGCGATGGTTGCCGGAGGTCACGACCAGCTCGCCGTTCCCGTTCGGATGCACGAGCGGGGCAGATTCGAGGACGCCGTCCTTGCTCAGATTCGCGGTGAGGCGCGAGTACGTCTCCGGCTTCATGTAGCGTGCGTTCTCCGAAGCGTCGAGGACCTTCACGTCGTTGACCCCGACGACGCGGAGCGTCAGCTTCTCTCCGAACACCTGCTCGCTGATACCCGCGAGCTTCTCGTTCAGTTCTGCGCGTGCCGCGTCGTCCACAGGTCAAGAATCTCCTTGAGGTTGCGCTGGCCCATCTCGGCGTAGTAGAGGAGGGCGTCCTTGCCCATGCTCTCGTAGCGTTTCTCCAGCTTCCACGCGCCTCGGTACTTCGCGCTGGTCGGCTTCTTCGTGTAGGCGACCGTGATGGCGAACCTTACGTCGTCCATGAACGCCGTGTCGAGGATGTGCTTCATCTCTTTGCTCGCGGCACACATGATGGCCAGCTTCGACAGGCGCGGATACCGTTTGCTCGGGAGCGTCGTATCGGCCATGAGGAGCGCGACCTCGGACTCGTTCCGGACCGTGCCCCCGAGCCCAATCTGCCGCCTGCCCCTGCACCAGATGAGGATGCCGAACACGGCCCCGTCGAGCGTGAGCGCGTAGTTCTTCTCGCCCGACGACTGCGGTGCTGGCCCGATGTAGACCGCCCGGAAGTACGCCGCTTCCGGCGCACCAATCGGGACAAGCTCGATGCGCGACTTCCGCGTAATCTCCGTGTCGTCGTACCGCTTCCACATCGGGGCTTCCGTGTTCAGGTCGCGTCCCCGGTACAGCGGCGTCAGGTCGATGTTCGAATAGAACCAGATGGACTTCGCGAACCCTCGGTAGGTCTCTGCCACAGGCGGGCCGGTGAACAGCTCGCCCTCCAAGTCGCGGGCCTCCGAGAGCATGATGTACCGCTTGCCCGACTCGGCTATCTTCTGGCTCCACGTCTCCCCGACGGTCAGCTCCTCGTATTCGACACCATCCCACTCGAAAAGCTCGTCGAGCTTCTTGTAGAGCCGCTCGTAGCCGTGTTCGTACGTTGGGGGGGCACACAGGACGGTAACATCGTCGGGCAGGCTGTCAATGAGGGTCCAAGCGTCTACTGCGTGGAACTCGTCGAGCGCGATGTCGCGGACGTGCCGCTCGATGTTGTCTCTCGTGGTGAGGATGAGGCGGTCAGAAGCGCGGAGCATCTCGCGCCGGACGCGCTTGTAGTGGGGCTTCTCGTAGCCGCGCACACCCGCGTATTCCAGCGCGAGGACGACGGCAACAGCGTTCCCGACGGGGTCGCCCATCAGCGGGACCAGCCTGTCAAGGAACTCGTCGCTTTCCTTCAGGGTCAGTTGCCATTCGCGGGCCATCAGGGCGTGCCCGAGCGCAACGGAGTAGAGCGACACGTCGCAACCCGTCAGGTGACCGGCGTAGCCGTTCAGCCGGAGCGTGGTCTCGATGGTGAAGTTGCCCGAACACAGGACGACGACCCGGTCGTTGAGGTCCGGAATGTAGGCCCTCAACACCTTGCGCCCGGGTCCGTCGACTGTGCCCTTGAAACCGCCCTGTGCCCACATCGGCTAGAGTCCTAGTCCTACCTGCCCAAGCTCGCCACCTTCAACCCCGAACTCGTCTCTGAGCATGTTCCACAGAATGGTGCGGTGGCAGTTGTTGGCGTCCTTCTCGTAGCATAGGAGGACCGGCTCTCGGCCCGTGCGCTTCTCGATTTCGAGGAGCTGTGCGTAGACCTCCCCGAGCCGGTCCCTGCTCATCTGTCTCCGGTAGTTCTCGGCCCAATAGAGCGAGCCCAAGTCCTTCGGAGCCGCGAGCGTCACAATCTCTTGGGCCTTCCATTCAGCCCACTCCGGCACGGACCGACTGACCGCTACCCCTATCGTCCCCGGCGGCAACGGTCCCTTCGACCCGTAGTAGCTCGTCCATACTTTCAACGTGTCCTCCCCCCGTCTCTCGACATGTGGTCTCTAATTATCATTGTAGGGTAATCGGATGGCCATGTCAAGAGCAAAGAGCGTTGCTCGTGCCGTTGCTACCACGACGTTGCGGGCGTCCCCTTCGGAGGCCGCGCTCCGTCCTTCTCCTTCGGCTTCTCCGGAACCTCACTCACCGGGACCTCCACGGGCTCCGGCGGCTGGACCTCGGTCTCCTCGGGCGCACGCTTCGCGGTCCTGTGCTTCTTCGACATCGTCTGCTCCTCCCTGCTAGAGACAGCCGGAACCTACGCGGAGACAAGCTCCTCATAGACCCCGGCGATGATTGCACCACTCGCGGCGGTGTTGTGTTCCGACAGCCGCAACAGCATGTCCCTCTCCAAGAGCGGCCTCCCCCGAGCGTAGCGGACGGCGAGCGCGATGCCCTCCGCTGTCGGCTCCGTGACGTAGACGTCATGCCCGGGCGTGTAGTCGGTCGGGGCCTTCCCTGCGAACTTCTCGTTGATGATGGGCGTGACCCCGAAGTTCCATGCCTCCAGAATCGGATACTCGGTGCGGCCCGTGTCGTACTCGTCGAAGAACACCATGTCGAGCAGGATGCGTGCGGAGTACGCGGCGTAGAGGAACTCGCTCGGGTCGTGGCCTTCGCCATGCACCGAGCAGTTCTTCCAGCCCGTGCGCTTCCGCACCTGCTCGTAGACGTCGTCCATGCGGTCGGTCGTCCAGAACTGGAGGTCCAGTTCCTCGTCCGTCTCCGCGAGTATCTCCGCCGCCTTGACGATAGGCACGATGCCCTTGTTCCACCGCCAGTTGGACGTGCAGGTGATGGCGTGGTTCGGCATCGAGCTGACCGGCGTCATCGCGACGTAGGGTTGACGGGCCCACATCGCCTTGCGGTCGAACTCCTCCGGCGGGATGTAGTTGCACTCGCGGAAGTGGGCGAAGTAGTTTGCGCCGATGAAGTGGACCCGGTCGACCGTGTCGATGAGCCGGATGAACCTCCCCTCTCTCTGGTTCACGAGCATCTCATACGGGTCATGCACTGTGAGTACGGTAGGCCCGAGGTTCTTGTCAAGTAGTTCCTCGAAGCCAAGATACACCTGTCCGGCGTTCGTGATGTGGACGACGTCGACCCGCTCGTGGAGCTCGGGCCACGACAGGATGTCCTTGCCAATCTCCATCCGCGTCCCGTCGGGCACACGCTCGCCCGTGCGCTTGATGGCGAGGACCTTCGACTCCCGCGTCTGCGCGAGCGTCCAGAGCGAGACCTCGTGCCCGAAGGCGCGGAGCTGTGCCGCAAGGTGGAGCTGGAAGCTGTTGGCCCCGGACACCCGCGAGAGCGATGGCGTGCAGAGTGCTACCTTCATGGGGCCTCCAGTATCTCGACCCGCTTCTCTAGGTCGTTGATGTCCGTGCGGAGCTGTGTGGGCCAGATGCGCGAGTCGAGCGTCCACCAGACCGCGCCGATGCTGATGGCGAGCGCGACGAACACCAGTATCCAATCTAGCCGCTTCATTTGTCCTCCTCGTCGAACAGGGCTCGGACCGAAGGTGAGTCCATCGCCCGAATCGCCTTGGCGAACTCGCACAGCCGTTTGTTTGCCTCGGTCATCGCCTCCCCGAACGCCTGCGCGTAGGCTCCGAAGCTCGTCAGAAGCGTTGCCGGATGCCGTGCCATGTAGTAGAGCCGCGACTGCCTCGCGTAGTCCGCCAGCGCGTAGTCGCCGCCGCGTCTGAGGTCGACCGTGATGGTTCCGTTGCGTCCCATCGTGTCCTCCTTCACGCGAGGGGCCCCGGTCGGGACAGCACCGGGAGGACACAGACCCGCACCGTCCGTTCCGAGACCCTCTCGCTAGTCCTCCGACCCCCATCGTTCGATGAACCGTGCCGTATCCCTCAGCCGCCGCGTCAACACCGCCATCGCGTCCACGCTCTCCCCGGGGTCTCCACCAACGAGCGACGCCGATGTGACGGGCCCGCGTGTCGCCAGCTCCTCATGCCAACAGTGGTTGCTCTGCACAACGTAGCAGTCGCTTCCTGTCCCGTGCTTGAGCCTCATGCAGAGGTCCGTGTCCTGACTCTCGTCCTCGTAGCCCTTGTCGAATGGTCCGTAGGTCCAGAAGTCCTCCGAGCTGACGAGCAGACACGCGCCCGTCACCGCCCACGTCCGCACCCACCGGGGCTCCGAGAACGGAGGGCTATCCGGGTCCGCGCAGACTCCACGGTGTGCCCCTGTCCGGAAGGGACCGCGCTCAACGCCACAATGTTGAATCCGCCCCGCGAGGTCCATGTAGTCCGGGTAGACCAGCTTCATCCCGACCGCGCAGGCGTCCTCCTGAGCGTAGCACGCGAGCATGTCCTCCAGCCATCCGCGTCGGACGATGACGTCGTCGTTGAGGAAGCAGAGGAACGCGGTCGTGTAGCCGAGCCACATCTCCGCCTCTCTCACCGCGTGGTTGTTGTGCGCGGAGAAGCTGAACGCCGTGGGGTCCAACAGGACGTGGTCCGCGACGGGTGAGAGCAAGCCCGGGGCGTCCGAGTGGGGTACGCCGTCCGCCCCTCCATTGACACTTACCGTCGTATGGGCCAGCCCTGCCGGCGTGTGCGACCTCACCGCCTCCAACGCTCTCCGCGCACGTTCTACGCAGGTCGATAGCATGATGACGGAGACGAGCGGACGCTCGTTCTTCGCAGGCATACCACGGACCCGACTAGCAGGGCCCTTCGCCCGCCCGTCTCCGCGTCTGTCCATGTGTCCTCCCTTCTCTCAGTCCGCGAGCTTGCGGAGGACCGATACCTTAGAGACTCGTAGCCGCCGCCACCGACGTCCGCGAGTTAGGTCCTCGGTCGGTCCTCCGCTACGGCGTTCTTGGCTCCACTAGCATCCTCGCCCGTAGCCGGGAGAGGCTCCACGGGAGCGGGTCCTCCATGTCCGACGTGACCGAGTACTCGAACGTCTCTCCGCCGATGACCGCGAGGACGTCAGACCGGAACCAGTACTCGGTCTCCTCCGCCATGTCGAACGCGAAGCGGATGGGTCCGGAGTACGGGTCCGTCCACGGTAGGTCGTCCACGAGATTGACCCATTCGGTCGTGCCGTTGACCTGATAGAAGATGTCGACCACGACATAGTCGCCCGACGGCTCGTCGAACGGCGCGGTCCACTCGAAGTCCTGCGCTCCGAGGTTCAGGCCCGGGTCCGTGACGGGTCTCGGGCAGGCGACCGTCGTCACGAGGAACAGGACGATGGACACCGCGAGTAACAGCTTCATCACTACCTCCTTTGCTCGACGAGGATACGACATGTCACCCCCTCTGCTCGCCGGACTCTGACCGTCCACGGCCCCGGCGGGCAGTCCAGCACAAACCCGATGATGCCGAGGCGGTCGCTCTCACCGTGCAGAACCGGCCCGCACGCCGTGATGACGAACGGACTGAGTGGCGACATGCCGACCAGAACGTGTGACGATGATGCTCCTTCGGCAACGTCGGGCCACGCGCACAGCATGGTCCATGCCATGATGATGATGAGCGACGCGACGATGTACCACAGCAGTCTCATGGCGTCAGCTCCTCTCCAGATTCCAGATGTCGAGGACCATTCCCGCCATGCGAGCGTGTACGTGCGGAACGAGCAGGACCTCACCGCGCATGTCGCCCTTCGGCGGGACCACGCGCCACGCTCCGCTACCTTCGCGGTAGCTCCTCTGCTGGTGGACCCACGTCGTGAGTTTGCCCCACTCGAACCACCAGACCCGCGCTCTTGTGATGTGACCGAGCGACGTCGCGTTCCTGACCTCTACGTAGGCGACGAGGTCCGGGGCTTCCTCCTCCGGGTAGTTGAGCAGTCCGGCCTTCCCCGCGATGTCCAACTCAAGCGCGAAGTTCCCCGACTCCGCCATCTGTCGGTCGGTCTTGACCTCTACCTTCTGCCCGAGGAATACGAAGTCCTCGCCCCGGACAGGAGAGCGGCGGCTCCTCGTGAGGAGCCGCCGCGTGATGTTGCGTATGCATGCCGCGCAGACGAGAGCCTCGCCGCGCTTGCCGAACTCAAGGTCTGCCTCGAAGGTCTCGAAGCAGTTACCGGATGTGTCCATGTGTCCTCCTTCGCTGACGGATGGTAGACGGACGCCCATCCGCTGTCAAGGTCCTTCTCAGTGACTCGCAAGAGCGAGTGCTACAACCGCACGAATCCACGGCCAGAATATCCACCCGAGCAGGATAATCCCGCCGAATAATGCCAACGACGTCAGCGCGTTGCCGAGGTCCTTGTCCTTCTGTCGCTTGTCCCTCTCCTCCTCTGTCATGTGTCCTCCTCGGAACCTAGTTCCACTGTCCGCCAGCCTGCATCACGAACCAGCGGACTATCCACGTCCAGATTTCCTCGCTCCAAATGCCGTGGGCGCAGGCCGTAGCCGTCCACACCATCACGAGCGACATCGCCAGCCCTGCCACGAGCTTCTTCACTTTGCGCCTCCCTGTTCTGTTACCGTGAACCTGACGGGCGTATCGAACTCCGCCCAGTACTCACCATGCTCCGCGTTCAAGGAGCCTTCGGGGAAGCCGACCCCGATGACAATGTAGCCGAGCCTACTCCGACCATACGGACCCCCTTCCTGTTCCAGCCGCACGGTGAACCTCCGTGCATCGAATATCTTGCGCTCGACCGGCGACTCCGTGAGTAGCACGGGTCCGCCGAGCAACGTCTCACCTGTGGCCGTGACGAGTACGAACTCGGTCGCCACTCCCCACAGCACACCATCCTCGGGCGGCTCGACGTGGAGACAGAGCCAGTCGTGCGGGTCGCGATTCATGGCGGTCGTCCGTTGCATCCCGCCCCTCTCCAGACAGGCCCGTTCCTGCGGGCCGAACATCAAGGGCGAGAGCAGATAGCACGAGTACATTCCCTTGACCCGCACGGTCGCGCCTCCGCTACTCACCGTCTGGAAAAGGTAGCCGTCGTCCGCCGCTCGCGCAGTACCATACGCGAGCAGACAGATGACAACCGCCACTACGATTCGTCTCATGTGCCCTCCCTTCGTTCACACCATGTTCGCGACGTCGGCGTACTCCGTCGACGGGTACGGGCCGTGAATCGTAATCGCCACCTGTCCGCACTCTTGCCCCTCGCGCACCGCCACGAGCCGAGCCACGACCATGTTGTCATCGTGGAACAGCGTGTCGAGGATTCCCTTCACGATGTTGTCCGGGTCGCCGTGCCGGAACCCCTTGAAGTCGATGCGGATGTCCACGAGGAACTGGAGCTTGTGTTCGAGCATCGGCCAGATGATGTCGAACAGCGTCGCCTTCTGCTCCGCCGTCATCGCCAGCATGACCCATTCTCTGTATCCGTAGTAGCGACCGAGCGCGTTCGGCGTGCCGTCCTTCCTCTTGGTCGTGTGCCACTTCCCGCCCTGCGTCGTCCGCGTGTACGGTCGGGGATTCCCGTCCGGCTCGTGGTTGTTCCCGACGACCGTGAAGCAGATGCGCTCCTTCTTCTCGCTCATGCGACCTCCTTGATGTGGACGCGGAAGATTGGCATGTGACCATCCGACGCCTGTTCCTTCGGGGCGTTCGTCCGGATGTAGACCTTCTCTCCGATGGACATGCGCTCATCGACGTGGTCCCACACTTCCGGACCCGCCGTCGAGAACAGGTCTCCCGGCTCCAGCTCGTCCCCGAGAATCTTCTCGGCGCGGAACGTGACGCGCTTCATGTGCCCTCCCTGTCCTAGTCCTCGGCGCGGGTCGTCTCCCACACCCGGACGGTGTCGGCGTCCGCGCCCTCTAGCTCGCTCACCCGGACGTGCAGGTCCCACATCAGGGTCTCGTGCGTCCGCCGTATCTGCACCCACGGCGGCTTGCTCATGTAGCCCGTGATGACGTCCGCCCGCTCCTTCGCGTAGTCCTTGACCTCGCGCATCTCACGACGCTCGACAGTGAGCATCACAACCGCGACGGTCAGCGCGAGGATGGCGAGCGCGAACAGGCCGTCCAGTTGGCTCCGTTTCATACCCACGCCTCCAGCTTCTCCATCACGTCGAAGATGTGGCCGCTGTTGTCGAACACGATGGCACCCGGACAGAACGCCCGGGCGAACGCGACCGCCTCCACCACCCGGAACTTGGGCAGGTCGTAGGCGATGAGCCTGCCGTCCGCTGGCAGAATCATCGGCGGCTCTCGGAACAGTCGCCACGTCACCGCGCCGTACAGACCGTTGAGCGCGACGTCCATGTCGCGCCGTCCGTCCTCCTTCTTGGTGCGCGGGAAGTTCTCGTACACCGTGCCGTCGAGGACCGTCGCCCTGTGCCAACCGTTGCCGTAGACGGTCATGTCGAGGCCCTCTCGTCCGAGATGGAACTGGAGACCGCTCGCGAACTGGTAGAGCCCATGCCGCCACGTCGCGTCCACCGCTTCCTTGTCCTCCCTGCTCATGCCCACGAACTCATGCCTCCACGTGACCGTGTCGTGCAGGAAGTCGAGCATCAGCCCGTCCGCCTTGAAGCCGTGCGGGTCCGGACGAATCATCTCGATGTGCGCCTTGATGAGCTTCCTGCGAAGCTGTGGCATCGACTGGTCGATGAGTTGCCAAACCCCCTCTCCCACTCGTGGCGCGTCCATCCCTTCCGGCGCGTAGCCGAGAAGCCATCCGTTGCCGTCGTCGAGTATCTCCCGGATGACGTCATGCTGTGGCGTCGAGAGGTCCGGGTTCAGATACACGGTCGGGATGTGGACGTAGACCTTCATCCCCGCCTCTTGATACGTCGCCGCCGTCGCCTGCCACTCCGGCTCTCCGAACGTCCGCCACGGAAGGACCACGACATCGAACCTCGGGTCCAACTCCTGCGGCGGTGCCTCGCCTCTGACGAAATACCCTGCTCTCATCGCTCCCCCCTTCGGTGCATAACCGGTGGACAACTCGGTGGATAGCTGGTGGAGAGCTGTGCATAAGTCGGTCGCTCTGCGACACTTATCAACAGCCCTCCAGAGTTACCCACCGTTGTCCACAGTTGTCCACATGGCAATTGCCCCCCGCATCTCATGGTACAGTGGGCCGTTGCGTCACCTTATCCACATATCCACAGGCCCTACTACTACTACTATGTACTTATGTACTTCAGTAGCAGTACTGCTTCCGAGTCCGTCCGGCTTGTGTGAGAGGGTCCTCCTGCCCCTCTTGTGGCACACATACGTGGTCCGTGAGCCACGTTCGGTCCTTGTCGAGAGGGTGATGTGGGCGGGGGCCGTCCGCTCGTAGCGGGCCCATTTGCCCCCACCCTGAGAGCCTCTAGAACGGCAGGTCGTCCTTTGCCGTCTGCTCTCCCGTCTCGCCCTTCATGCGGGCCATGACCGCCGCCGCGAGATGCTCCGTGCAGTACGGCGGCATGTTGACCGCGACCGAGGCGTCGACCTCCTTCGACGTCACCTGCTTGGCGCAGGTCAGACAGAGAGGCGGTCCCGGCGGCTGACTCTCCCGTTCGAGTTCCTCTCTCGTCGGTCCCGACACGTCAACCTCATCGGTGTTCGGGTCCGGCGCGGCAGGCCCTTCTGCCGTCGGCGTCGGGTCCTTCCCGTCGTTCTCTAGTTCAAGCGGGATGGAGTACTGGGCGAGCGTGTCGACGTAGCGTCCCGTCGCGAGCCAGTTCAGGACCCGCTCCCACTTCTCGTCCAGCTCCTTCGACGCCGCCATCAGGTCACCGGGGCCCATGTCCGCGAACGAGAGCTTGACGGCTAGCGTGAGGGACGCGGCAAAAGCACGCTTCATGTTGACCGCGTCGCCGTCCGACACCACACCGCTCTGCTCCGCGACCGCCGCAAGCATCCGCCGCCACTTGCCGTGGAACGTGCGGAGCTGTGCGACCCGGACCTCCTCGTCCGACTTCTCGGGGATGCGCGGCTTCTTCGGTGCCGTCGCCTCCATGCGCGTGCCGCCTCCGCCTCCTCCCTTCCACGGCGGGTCCACCGCGAGGACACGTCCGACTGCCGCCATCTCCTTGATGAACAGCTCGACGAACGCCATCGGCAGATGTTGTTTGTAGGCGTTCCGAATCGCGAGGCTCACCGCCGCTCTCCGGGCGAACTTATCGAAGATGACCTTGCCGTTGCGGAGGGTCTTGTAGGCCGGGACGTCAGCGTAGCCGGGGAGCCGCCTTCCGGTCTCCATGTCCTTGACGTACGCGGACGCGGACCACACAGACTGCGGAACGCCCTCCGGGTCCGGAACAGGTATCAGCTCGACCTTGTCACCCTCCACTTGGAGGAGTGTAGCGTGTTCCTCCTCGTACGACCGGACGAGCTGTTTGATGCCGTTGTAGTTCAGCTCGTAGTGGGCGACGCCGTCCTTGTCCGTCCACATCACGACGCACTCGCGCATGATGGCAGAGCCGCTCATCTCCTGCGAGACGAGGACGATGTCCATGCCCTCGATGACCTCGAACATGTCCTTGCCCTCGACTGCGAGAACCTCGTCCTTTGCCGTAGCATCCTCCTCTCCCTGTGCGTTCTGGCCCTTCGGGTTCTTCTCGCCCAACTGCTTGACCAGACGCTTGCCGCACAACTGGCAGAGACCATAGGCTCCGTATCGCTCCGCCGCCACCAACGAGTCCAGCTTCTTCGCGCCGAAGGGACCGCGCACGCGGTGTCCGCACAGCGGCTCGTCTCCGACGTAGTAGTGGACCTTGCCTTCCTTCGCGGGCTTGGTCGGGTCCGCCTTGTCCACGGACTCCGCCCACCCCTGCTCGACTACCTTGACCATCGTGTCCTCCTCGGCGTCGCTACGCCTTCTTCGCCAGAGCCCACAGGCGGCTCTGCGGGACGTGTGAGATGATGCCCTTCATCTTGGCACCCGACGCCGCCTGACCGACCGACCCCGGGGTACACTTGATGCCGTCCCTCTGGAGCCGTCCGTAGATTCCCGGCGTGGTCATCGGGCCGTGCTTCTTGAGGACCCGCAGGATGTGACCGACGAGGGTTTTCTTCCCGCCCCTCACGAGCAGGACCGTCTCGCCGTTCTTGCCGCTGACCTTCTTCCTCGTGGTGCGCGGACCGCCGCGCCCCTGCTTCTTCCGGAACGTGGGCGGCTTGCTACCTTCGAGAGCCTTGACGACCGCGTCTATCTCCGCCAACTCTCTGACGAGTTGGGCCTGCGCTTCTCGCGCACTCTTGAGGAGTGCCGACTTCGCCTCTGCGTACTTCATGTGTCCTCCCTACATTGGGACCTCTGTTCCGCTTCGCCTATTCCAATCCTTCACCGCCTCGTGGTCGTCCTGCTCTTTCCTCCGCTCCTCCGCTCTCTCGCGGATGACGTCAGGGTCCACGCCTTCGCCACCACACTCCGGGCACGCCACCTTCTCGCCGTGCTTGCCGAGCCGGTAGCCGAACCCCTTGCAGGTGAAGCATCGCAACGCCATGTGTCCTCCTCTCACGGCTTCCGCGCCCATGCGGGTAGCGAGTCGCACGCCGCGTTGCCCTGCATCCGTGCCCTCGCATCCGCGTCCATGACGAGCGGCCTCGCGTCCTCGATGGCGAACAGCACCATGCCCGTCAGGATGAACAGCACCGCCAGCCAGAGCGAGATGCGAGCGGGGACATTCACCGCCCTCGCGCCCCAACCGTGTGTCCTGCGTCTGTTCTCGTACATCACGCCTCCTTCGGCTCGAACTTCTCACAGGCCGTCGTGTCCGGGCCCGCGTAGAAGCTAGAGCTGGTCTCGTGCCATATCAGCTCGCACCTGACCGTGCCCGCGTTGCCCTCGACCATCGGGGGCAACTTCGGCCCCGCGTGCCGACAGGCCCAACACCGCTTCCTCGGGTCGCGGTTGATGAAGTAGCTCATGTGTCCTCCCTCCTCTTGAGCCACGCGAGGAACTTCTCGTCCTCGCGCCACTCCTCGTTCGGTATCTCCATCGGTCCGCCCGGACCCCACAGGTCGACGAACTCGCGCCAGTGACTCACCGCGTGTCCCTTCGCTTGCATACACGATGCGGTGAGCGACGGGTCCGACAGTACGACCTCCAGCTTCCACTCATGCGGGAGCCGCAGGATTCCTTTGAGCCGTTGCGTGAGGCCCGGGTCCTCGATGAGCCGTGCCCGGATTCCCCACCGAGGATGGTCGACCAGATGCGCCCGCAGGACCGGGCCCGAGAGGAAGCCGGGGTATTCGGCATGGTCCTTCGCGTCGCGGTCCGTCGTCATCGTCTCGATGACGTATCCACGGTAGTCCGCCCACCGTGGGCCCTTCCACTTCTTGGGTCGCTTCACTCGTCCTCCTTCCGGGAGAGCAGGCCCGCGAAGTTCTCCAGCGAGGGCAGGTTCTTGACGCCAACCCTCATGTAGAGCGACGTCGCCCTCCGCACGACCTCACTCATGTTCCCTTCCGTCGCTTCCTCGCGCTGTCCGACCTGCGCGGCGAACTTCTCGACTTCACGCTTCCACTTCTTGGAGCAGAGGATACGGATGCTCGTCTCCGTCCCCTTGTTCGGTCGCTTCATGCCTATCCTCCTCGTAAGAGCGCAGGACGATTTCCCGCGTGACCCGATGCTACTGCGATTGCCACTCGCTGTCAACCCCTTTTCGTGTCGTGCAGGGGGTAGAGCTGGTTCGTCGTGACCGCGACCCTCTGCCCCGAATCTAGCATGACGACAACGTCCTGCGGACCGCCGAGGACCTCGCTGTGCGTGGGGTCCTCAACTCGCCCGGGCTCGCGGTGACCGGGGACGTAGACCCGCTGTCCCCACCAGTACGCCGTGACCCTGTCACTCGCGCCGTCGTCGAGCATGAGGTCTTTGCACTTGACCGCGCAGAGCGTCCCGCTGTCCGACCTCTGGACGATGGCGAACTCGCCCTTGATAGACTGCACCGTCCCGCCGAGCTTGTGGTCCTTGCTTCGGACCGCGTCTCCGATTCCGACTCCCATCGTGTCCTCCTTCCCGACTACGTCACAGACGCGCCGTCGAACCACTCTGCCAATACCTTCCGCATGTACTCGTGGAACTCCTCCGGCTCGCCACCGGGGTCGCCGCTCTGGACAATGACTGTCACGGTCTCGTCGTACGACCGGATGCCCGCCGCCCGTTCACCCGGATGGACGATGAAGTATGAATAGACCTCTGCCTCTGCCATAGCCTTCTCCTTTCAGTACGCGTAGCCGCCTTCGATGGCGTCCGCGCACCTGTCGCAGTTCCATCCGAGATAGACCCGGACCATCTTCCCGGTCTCCGGGTCCTTCACGACCTCGGTCTTGCTCGTGCGGAGGCGCGACTTCCAGACCGCACCGCCGACCTCGACGATGCGTCCGCACATCCCGCATTGAATGAACGCCTCGAAGCTCCCGCCCTCCATGTACCAGTCCTGCTCGTCGGGGCTCATCTGGTCGAACTCCTCCGCCGTCATCCAGTCTCCACCGCTTCGTCCTCTACTCATCGTCCTCTCCCTTCGTCGACGCCTCCTCGATGGCCTTCTTCCCGGCGTCGTACTCGGCCTGCCGCTTCTTCCTGTCCTTCCGCCACTTCCGAGCGATGGCGGCTCGGAGCTTGTCGCCCCAGTAGTCGCTACCGCGCCACGAGTTCCCGCGTGCGAACTCGATGTCGCCGTCTGCCAGCATGTCTACGTCGAGGACCGCCACACACCCCGGCTCGTCGAACACAATGCCGACGAACCGATGGCCCTTGCTGTCCTCGTCCACGTCATCCTTGAACAGCACGATGGAGAAGCCCGCTCCGCTGACGCCGTTCCTGTGGTATGCGATTTTCTCCGTCCGAAACATGGTCTACTCCTCCTCCTCGTCGTCGACGAGGTCTGCGAGCCTGTCGACCAGAGCGGCTCGGTCCGCCTGCGGCATCCCGTTCGTGAACTCACCGAGGGCGTTCAACAGGCGCATCCACTTGCCGCGCTCTAGGTCCTCGATGAAGCAGACCAGCTCGTGGAACTCAAGGTCGTGTGCCGCCCTCTGCACGCCGACGTTGTCTATCATGTTGAAGCGGCCCTGCATCCTCACCATCTCCAACTGCTCCAGTACCTCTACCGGGACCTCCAGCTTCTCTTTCACAGGTCCTCCTCCTCCTCGATGAACTCCGTCACCGACACTGGCTCCGCGAGGACCGTCAGCCGCTCGCGAAGCAGGTATCGGAAGTGTCCTCCTCCGACCGTCACTTCGTACGTCTCCTCCGTTCCGTTCCGCCGCCACTTCGCGGGGAGCAGTCGGAGGACCGTGCCAGTGAGCCGCCGACCGCTCAGTTCATCCTTGTACTCGACGAACGTCCCGCGCTCCAGCTCGTGCATGTGACCTCCTTCCCGCTAGACGTCGATGGCGTCCAGCACGAACCGCCGGAGTTCGTCGAGGCCGACACGCGCCTTGCGGATAGCCTCGACGCACTCCTCGTGGTCTTGGTTCTCGGTCAGGTGACCCCACAGCTCGCCGCTCGACTCGAAGCAGTCGGGCTCCGTCTCGCACCCGACCTCGCCGCTGACCTTCTCTAGGTCGGGGAACGTGACCGTGAGCAGGTGGTAGAGTGTTGTCTCCGCCTCCTCCAGCGTCGTGATGGCGTCGCTGTAGATGGTCTCCCGCTTCTCCTTCTCCTCCGCTATCTCACGGAGTGCCTGTGCCCTCTGTGCGCTGTCCATCGTCTCCCCCTACTCGTAGTGCGGACGATACTTCGTCCGGCTCATGTGCCTCGCCCACTCGGGCCATACCGCGAGCTTCACACCGCCTGCCATCGAGCTGATGTCGCCCCACTCCTTGTCCGCGTGCTTCTCTCTCAGCCGAGTGATGAGCGACTGCACCCGATTCGACTGCCGCGTCACGGGCCAGAACGTCGGGACGGTGTCGACGGGTTGCCAGTTGTCCCACCACCAGCCTCCCTCCTCCGGCCCGCCCCACTCGCGGGTGATGTCGTAGGCCGTCACCCACAGGCAGAAGTTGTATCGGTCAAGACCCTGCCACCATTCGGAGAGTTTGGAGGCCGCACGGAGCATGGTCCGTGGCGTCCGTAGACGCCCGTGGTGGCACGAACACCCCGAGGTTGGGGGTGTGTGTAGGCCCCGGATGCGTCCGGTCATACAGAGGCCGTAGAACCGGAGCCGTCGGTTGTGCCACCAGACGCGAACCCTGTACTGGCGGCACGTCGCGCACCGTCTAGTGAGCCTACGCATCGGGGGCCCCCTCTCGCCGTGCAAGCTCGCACTCGAAGCACTCTACGAACTGGCTGACCGGAGCCTCGAACGCGGCCATAGCCTCCCTCTCGAAATCTAGCTCCGCCATCTCCGCTGTCGGACCCGGGCACCCGAGATAGAAGCGCACAGTCGCGGGGCTCACGTACCCGTCACGCTTGAGCATCGCCAACGCGTTCCTGACATGGCTTGTTTCCATGTCGGTGACGGCAATCCGAGTACCGTCCCGCATGACCCACTTCGGGATTCCCCTACACATCGCTCACTCCCTCCATCCGCTTCTGGACCCTGTCGGCCATCCATGCCGCCGCCGTGAGGATGCGCTCGGCGTGAGCTTCGAGCTTCTCCGGGGTCGCACCCCAACCGCCGAGGTACTCGCCCGCACCGTGGACCGTGAGCCCGAGCATCTCGCAGGCGACCCACGCGACCGCCTCTGCCTCTAGCTCACACTCGTCTCGCGCCATCTTCGACCCGACGTGCTTCAGCCGGACGTGCGCCAGCTCATGCGTCAGCGTCAGCGCGGACCGCCCGTGTCCGTTTGGACCATTCAGGTTGAGGATGGTGACCTTCCCGTTCCCGTTCCCCTTCGACGCCGACCCGCCTGCGAACGACGCCCTCTCTTGCAGGTCAACCTCGATACCTGCTTCCTTCGCGACCTCGACCAGCTCGTCGAATACCGCGTCGGCCCTCTCGCCCTCGGTGTAGGCGGGTGCCTCCAGCACGAACGGCTCGTCGCCCTGCGTCTGCGAGACGTCGAACGTGTAGACCAGCTTGAAGCCGATGAGCTTGGACACCTTCTCGCCCGTGTCCTCGTCCTCGACGACAATCCTGTTCGGAGCGCAGATGGGGATGCCCACGCACCCTGCCGCGACCGGACGCTTGTGCTTGTTCCGCCAGTCCGTGAAGCCCGCCGCGAGCGTGCCGTGGTCCGCAGTCGGAATGAGGACGTACTTGTCGCTCCTGTCGAGGAGCCACGCCTTCTCGGTCTGCGGCTGGTCATCGCGCCACGCCGGGACTTTCGTCAGCGGAGCCGAGAACCAGATGATGAGCGAGTTCAGGAACGAGTAGTGGTGGAAGCCGTGCGACCACTTCTCCGCGAACTCTGCGAGCCGTCGCCTGTCTGTGATGACCCCGAGCGCGACCTTCTTGAGAAGCTCCTTCCCCGATGGAGCCTCCGCCTTGTGCGGGTCTGTCTTGAACGTCCTACGCATCGTGTCCCCCCTCCTTCAGTCTCGCCCGGAGAGTTCCCATCAGTGCGTCTCTCGTCTCCCGGCTTCTCTGCTTCAACCATTCGTTCCGCCTCGCCCGTGCCTCGTCGATGGACTCAGCGACGCACGAAAACAGTTCACCCTCCGTGGTGCGGTAGTCGTACTGCACGCGCATGACCATCTTGAGCCCACTTTTGACGTCACCGTCTGCCACCCGGCCATGAGCCTGTGCGCTCCACTCCTCCCACATCTCCTCACCTGCGGGGCAGGTGCTACACCCCTGAACGTCCGACTTCATCGTCGCCCTCCCTTCGCGTAGTACCACCGCCAGTAGAACCACGGTCGCACCGTCGCCCACCAAAACCTCCCGGGCCTCGTCCCCCTTGACCACCGGCTGAACTTCCCCATCGTGTCCCCCTTCCTAGTAGCTGACGACCTCGGTGATGCTCTCGGGCGTCAACACCTGCCGGAGCGTGATGCCGCCCGCGTCCTTGACGTCGCTCGTCAGGTAGCGCACCTGACCGTCGTCTCTCCCGCCCATCGTCATCTCGATTCCGATGATGCGATACTCGGCGTCGCAGAAGTCCACCTTGACCTGCGACCCCGCCCTGACCGTGCCCGCCGCCGACTTGTGGCGGTAGAGCTTGTCTGCCCATACTCCTGTCATTGTGCCCTCCTCTGTTCTACTCGAACACCGCCGCCGGAGCGTACGGCCCGAGGTCGCTCTCGTCGGGATGCCCCCCCTCCACCACATAGACGACGTCGTCGACCTCGACCACGTCGTTGACCTTGAATTGGAGGGGCCAGCTCGGCTGAAACGCCAACAGCACTTCGCTGTCCTCGTCGAAATCCTCCAGCATGTCTCTCAGTTCCGTGACCGTCATCGTCGGGCTCCTTCCGGGAAGAACACCGTGCTAACCTTCTCCGCCTCTCGCTTCGTCCGGTAGGTCATAATGCCCTTCGGGAACTGCACCTTCCACTCGCGCTCGCCAGCCTTCCAAACTTCACCGTGTCTGCGTCCCATCGTGTCCTCCCTGAGTGAGTCACTTCCGACTACGCTCCCGTCGCCGTTCTGATGATGGCGACCACCACAAAGAACAACACCCACGAACCTGCGAGCATCAGCTCGAACATTGTGTCCTCCTCTGTGGGGAGAGCATCCGCCCCCCCCGCCGCCCGTCTCTCCGTCCTATCGCCCAAACTTCTTCTCGAAGCGGTGTATCGCATCTATCGTCCGGAGGGTGAGGTCCGCGACCTCGCTGATGTCGTTCGTGATGTGCAGGCGGTTGATGTCGTCGCTCGTCTCGTCCAGCTCCTTCTTGAGGTTCGCTCTCAGCTCTTGCAGGGCCAGCTTCGTGATGGACAGCTCGTTCAGACTCAGCTTCACCGTCACCGTGCTGGTCGTTCCTGTGGTCGTCGCCTTCATCGTGTCCTCCTTTGTATGGGGCTGGTCGGTGGTCCGCATCGCCGCTCTCGCTTGCTCATCCCACCAGTCGTTCGGCCTCGGCTAGTCACCAGCCCCGTAATCGTTGTCGTTGTCCTTGTCCTTCATCTTGCAAGCTCTCTGCCCCTGTCGCCCTCCACCCTCAAGTGGCTGACTCGCTGACCGTTCTGCCTTGCTACGGACTCGCTTCCGGTGGAGTGCTCACTCACTCCCCTCTCCCCTCACCCCGTAGCCGCCGTTCGATGCTCAGCTCGGCTCAAGCCTTTCTTCCGACCGTCCTCTGGTTCACTCTCTCCGGGCCGCGTCCTTCTGGCACCTTCGAGTTTGCCGTCGGGTCTTTGTTTTCAAGGAGCGCGTCAAGTGCTTGTAGTGCAAGAGGTGTGCCGGTGTTCTTGTCTTTGTTCGAACTATCTTCATTGTAATTGAAGGGCCATTGAGTGTCAATAGATATTATCATCGTATTTCTAGAAGGCTTCGGACGGGGGTCAAGAGGGGGCAAATCGGGCTCATAAAAATACCCTCAGAACGGCCCGCGAGAGGTCCGTAAAAAGGGTGTGGTCATTTGTCCTACAGGGTCGGGAGACCGAGGTCGTAGTCGATGCGTTTTGCGAGGCGCGGGTGCTTTTCTGCAAGCCAGTCGGGGCGTGTGCCGAACTCGTCCATGACGCGGTAGAGCCGTGGGCGAAGCTCCGCGACGTCGTCTCCGATGTCGTCCGGTGTGATGCGTCGCAGGTCGAGGGCCTTGATGGTCGTGCGTTGCGCTCGCCTGCGTCCGAGCCGGACCAGCGTGGTCACAACGCCGTGGACCCGATGGCCCGCGTGCCGGTGCGTACACGAGTAGAGCCACGAGCAGATGTTCCAACGCTCCTGTCGCTTCCAGAACTTGAGCCGGAAGCGACGGAACAGGAACACGTCGTGCCCCGTGACCTTCGCGAGCAGACCGTCAAGGGCACACTTCGCGATGGCGAACTTGTCGTACTTGGTCCCGAGGTACTCGTCCAGCTTCGCCTCGACGACGCTATGGTCGAAGCCCTCGTCGAGGACGGCGAACGTGATGCCCCATCGTTTGGCGCAGTCGTACTTCTCCCGGTAGTCCGGTAGCTCGACCGCCCCTCCCTTGCCGAGCGACTCCACTCCGGTCCCGTCGCGGCGGAGGACGAATACATGGTCGAACAGGGTCGGGCTCTCCCCGCCTCTCTGCGTCAGGAATCGGATAAACCAGTTCAGCTTCGACCGCCCGTAGACCAGACCGCCACTCGCGCTAGTCATCGTCCTCAGTCCCTCCTCCGTTCTTCGCTCTCATCGCGGCTCCCGCGACGTTGCCGACCACGACCGCCGTCGTCACCGGGAGCGCGAACGCCGTCGCGACCTTCAACACCGAGAGGGCGACATCCCACTCACCGCGCCACGCCGCGAGACCCGAACACCATGCAGTCGGAATCAAGATGCCGAGCAGAACGATGTACCCCCAGTTGACTTTCGCTCGCGTCATTCCGATGTGCTTCGCCGCCCATGCCGCCCGTTCGATGAACGGGTTGCGTCCGTTCGGGAGCTTCGGCGCACAGTCCTCGTCTCTCATGGTTCGCCTCCCTCCTCCATGTGGGCGAGCCACCACTCGTCGCAGGCCGCGCCCACCACGAACCCGAGCTTGTTGAACAGATGCGCGTCGTCGCGGATGACCTTGCGGTCAAGAGGAGAGGACAGGGACGCGCACTCGTAGAACACGACCGGGCAGACGGGGTCGAGGCGGATGGTGACGTACACCCGCTGATGGCCTTCCGTCGAAACGGCGGGACGTGGGTCCAGACCGTCGTCGTTCGCCATCGTCAGGTCCGTCGTCTCAAGTGTCAGCGCGACGAGCCGCTCCGCGAGGTCCCGTGCCCTTTCGTTCTGGTCGTAGAACACCGTATTGACCCCGGCGGCGAAGTCGCTCTCGTCGGGGATGTAGCCGTCCGCGAACATCGTGCCCGTGCATCCGCTGTGGCGGCGACCCCGTTCTCCATGCTTCGCGTTGCTCCCGAAGTGGCAGGCGATGGCGAGGTCCGGCTGGATGCGCTCGACCATGCCGCACTTCGCGTACAGGTGGTGCGGGTACTTGTAGTTCCCCGTGACCAAGTAGCTCTGCCATCCCCGGGACAGGCACTCGAAGCTCGCACAGATGGCGACCTTCTGCGCGAGCGTCCATTCGTCGAGGAGCCCCTCAGCGTCTTGCCACCATGCTCCGGTCCTCGGGCCGTTGTGTCCGGCGATGATAGCGACCTTGCGGACGCGAGCCATGTCAGCCTCCGAACTTGAACAGTATCCAAGTGAACGCGACCGCGACGAGGGGGCCGAACAGCGCGACGTAGCGGTCGAACTTCCGGGCCCGTATCTGGTCGCAGTCCCTCGTGGTCATCAGGCGTGCGTTTCCCTTCGGCATGTGACCCTCGACGGCGGTGAGCCGTTCGCCGTGGCCCCGCACCGTCCCGTTGACAACGTCGAGCTTGTCCCCGTTTGCTTTCGTCAGGTCGTGGACCGCCGTGAGCGTGGCGTCCAGAGCTTCGAGCGTGACCTTCGGCATACCCCCTCCGTGGTCAGTGTCCTCTAGGTTATCTCCCCGTCGTGCTTGAAGCCGACGCCGAGGCGCGTCATCGAGATGGTCTTGGGCAGTTCGATGGAGACGCGGACACCGTACTGCCCGTCGTCGTCTCCGCCCTGCCATGTGTTCTCGCCGCCGAGGTCGAACTTCTGGCCCGTCACGCCATGACCCCACGCGACGCCGTCTCGCGTCGCGCCACAGTTGACGGCGTCGAGCGACGAGGAACTGAGCTTGACCTTGCGGATGCCGTGCGGCGAGGGTCGCGGGATGTAACCGACGGCACCGACCGGATAGTTCTCCCACCACATGCCAGCCGCGTACGGACGCCTTTGGTCCCATCCGCCGCCATAGACCGCGCCCGGATGCCAGAGTCCCGTTCCGAATGGGTCGACGTGACCGGACCTCTCCAGTAGCACGTCGCCGCTGTCCCCATTCAGAATCGACACGCCGTAGTCATACCAGTTGTTATCCTCTGCGGGTAGCGTGAACACCATGCGGAGGAACGGACAGTAGTAATCCGAGTCCTCGTCCGAGCTGACGAAGAACGGAGCCATCGGCGGAATCGCCCCGTCGAAGTAGCCCTGATGGAACACAAGCTCGTTCACGCCGAGACCGTTCGTGCTGTGGCCCCACCCGAGCAGGCAGTACACGTTGAGTCCCGCTCCACCGTCGTCGATGGCGACCATACGGAGACCGTAGTACTTTATCAGCGGCTCTGACGGGTCCCCGTAGCCGTGCCGTTGCATCGCCGTGAACACGTCCGTGAAGTGGTCGAGTGCCGCGAGTTGACCCGCGCTCGTTGGCGCGACGATGGTGCCAGCCACCCGCTTCGGTCGGTCGACGTCAATGGTGATGGGCGAGTTCTCTAGGTTCGCGTCCAGCTCCCGTAGCAGATGTGCCTCCGCCGCGTACGTCGCAGTCGAGGCGTGGAGCTTCGGCTTGATGGACCCCGAGGTATCCCACTCCTGAAATCCGTCCCCGACCGCGTAGGCGTTCCACATGGACACCTGCGAAGCCTTGTACCACAGCTCGCTCAGTTCCGCGTAGACCGTCGCGGAGACTGCGCGTCGGCCCGTGGGCACGAACACCGAGTAGATGACCGTCTTGTCGCCGTCGCCCATGACGCCGTTCGTGTCGCCGTCCCATACCCAGTCCGCGTATGAGGTCAGGAACGGGTTGTCGAGCCCGAGGAGCCCTGCGTCCTCGGACGTCAGGATAGCCTCTAGACCTGCAATCGGCGCGTGCCAGAGGTTCCGCATCTTGTTGGTCGCCGCCGCGTGATGCCGCCAGTCACGGACCGCGTCGGAATCCTGTGCCGCCAGTTCCGCCGCCGTCCAGAACTCGGACGAGTCGCCTACCTGCACGTCGTGGTACAGCTCCCCGAGGAACTCTGCGACTTCTGCCTTGCGGTCCTCGCCGAGCCGGAGAGATGTTGTGACGCTCCCGGTCCCCACAACCCTGACGGTCGCGCTGTCGATGTAGACGTCCTCATAGACCTGCTGGTCCTCCGTCAGATAGACGCGGACTTTGGTGTCGAGAATCTCGTCGGTCCATATCTGCCGACCGAGGTTGGTGTACTGGTAGGTGACCGACCGATGGACTCCGGTCTGCTCGTTCCGATGGGCCGACGCGTATTCCCATGCTTCGGCGGGGTCCAGAGTCTCCGACATGCGGAGCTTGGCTATCCGCCACGGGACATGGAACGGCGGAGGCATGGGGCTGACCCACAGCGTGAGGTCGCCGCCGCCGAGCTTCCGCTGGCAACGGATGAGGACGCCGTTCACGCATCGGTCCTTTGTCCATCTCGCGTCCGCCTCCGTGACGCCGTTGCCGATGGAGTACTCGGGCATGACCAGTACCGTCGAGCTTCGCTCCTTGAAGTAGAGCCGCCCGTGAGCGATGACCCCGTCGACCGGCGTGCAGAATCCGTAGAGCGTGTTCGGTCCGGCGACCTTCGCGAGAAGCTGGAGCGCACGGTCGGCGGCGGTGTCGAGGAAGTCGACCCGCCTGATGTCGTACTCCGTGCCCGCCGTGATGTCCGCTTCCTCTCCGCCCTCGACAAGATGCCGCGTGTCGAGAAAGTCGTTGACGAGCTTCACGTTCGCATTGATGGACAGGTTGTCCGTCGCGATGAACAGCGGTATCTGTCGCAGGAACGCAGACGCACCCCGACACTGGACCGTCGCCTGATGCGGGTCCGTGCCGCCGCCCATGTCGATTTCGGTGACGATGCCAACATACCGCGTGAGGACAGACGGCTCGCCGGTACACCGCATATCAATCCTGACCTGTGTGTCGGGCTTCATGGTCGGGAGCGTCTCGCGGAGGAACGTCGCGTTCTGAGCGAGGAGCTTGATGGTCGCACGACCGAAGCCGCCGATAGCATGGTTCGTGAACGAGAACTCCGACACGGTTATCTTGTCGTCCGCGTGCGGGTCGTCCTCCGAGAGCATGTGCAAGCGTGTCGAGGAGCCATCCTTGAAGGTGACTCTGAACTGGAGCAGGTCAGTCATCAGGCCCCCGTGACACCGAACATGTCTTGCATGTAGGGTTTCGTATGGCAGGAGAGCGTGAACACCGCGTAGCTGTGCTTCGAGTTCGTCCGCTTGACGAACCCGACGTCGATACCGACGACCTTGTCGTAGACGACCTCGAACATCGACGTGGCCCCCTCAAAGACCGCGAGGTAGCGATTATCCCCTGACACCGAGGTCTGGTTCGCCATGAGCGTGTTGTAGACCGCGACGAGGTCGGTCTGATGCCCGAGGGCCGTCGTGTCATAGAGGGCGATGCGGAGCCTGATGTCAAACGCCTTCCACTTCCCGTCCGCGACGTCGATGGCCCCGTGCGCGAGTGGGACATCCACGAGCTTGTGCTTCCGCACCTGCCTCCACCCGGGCCATTCGGTTCCGATGGGGAGTTCTGTCCAGTCGCCAGTCCTCCCGACCTGTATCGAGTAGGCCATGTGCTAGTTCCTTCCGATGGCGTCCATGAACTGACGACCCAGTTCCGCACCGAGGTCGGCCCAGTCCGTGTCCGAGTTCATCTCTGCCCGCTGGACCGTGATGCTGATGTCCACGGAGCCCACGCCTCCCCCACCTCCCGCCCCGAGCATCGCGGCTCCGTAGCCGCCGCGCTGTGCCCTGTAGAGGTCCACCACGGCCTCACGGCGCGGGCGGATGATGACCGGGGACTCCTCGTTCATGCCGAACGGTACACCGCCCGAGTGGAATCTGACTTGAGACAACCCCTGCAACGCGGCAGTCGCCGCCGTCGCCGCCGCCATCGCGGGGGCGAGCTTGGCCCAGTTGCTCCAGTTGAAAAACCCGCTGATGGTCAGCATCCCGAGGGTCCGGGCCTTCTCGATGAGGATGGACTGTATCGCCGCCTTCACTATCATCCCGACAATCTTGACGAGACCCTGCATGACCGCCGTTCCGAGAGACTGCATGAAGTTCTTGCCCGCCCTCAACTGCGCGGCTAGCACCTGTCCGATGTGTTCACTGACCGCCATCATCTGCTGACCGACGCGCTCGAAGGCCGCGTCCATCCGCGCCCACTCCTCGTCGAAGAAGTCGACGGTCCCCGTCAGACCCTCCTGCATCGCAAACAGGTTTTCGAGGAAGTCGTTGCGGAACATGACCCATCCACGTGCGCCTTCCGCCGGAGGTTCGGGGAAGCGTACCGCCCCGCCTCCGAGCCCGGGTTGCGTCGGACCGCCCGCTCCAGCACCAGCACCCCTTCCACCACCGCCCCCACCACCCGCAGGCATGTTGCCGACCGACCCGACCATGTTCCAGAATCTCGACGCGCTGTCGACGCACTCCTCGTACGCGCTGTCCACTTCACCGAGGACATCCGTGACCCTGCCTCGGTACTCGTCGAGCGCGATTGCCATGCCGTTCGCGCCGAAGATGGCCTGATACATCCCGACCTTCATACCCATCCAAATCGAGTTGTGCTTGACGGCTTCTTCGAGTAGCTCTATGTTCCCTTCTTCGACGACCGTCACGAGATTCTCGAACGCGCCCTTCGCCTTCGAGTTGACGAAGTTGACGAACACGGCCATAGCGAGACTCAGGCCAGTGATTGCCGCGACAGCACCCGCCGCCGCCGCACCGATGACTGCCGCAATCTGTCCGAGGAAGGCGAGGGCAACGAGATACCCACCCACACCCAACGCGGTCTGTGTCCCGAACGCGACCATCGCTTCGCTTGCACCGCCCATCTTCGTAGAGAGGTTGCCCATCGCGTCCGCGAGCTTCTTGACCATCGGGATGAGGCTTACGCCCCA